GTAATCGCTAACCAGAATACGCCCTACGCTCTGATTTTGAAAAAGAGATTGCATGGCTCTTATGTTTCGAGGATTTACCCCTCCCTTGTCAGGCGTAGTCCCCATTGTGATCATAAGAACTACGTTTTCTATAGTACGACAGATGGATTGATCAATTTTTTTCATTTCCATCTTGAATTCTATATCGTCTAAAACAGGAAAGCCAAAAGGAACGGCGAACGGTTCATAATCTTGCTTTTTATAAAAAGAATACTTCAACCTTTTGGGGTCGAGATCCACCCTCATACCGCTTAATGACCATGAATCGTTTTTTATTTTTTGCTTGATTTCTACGTCAAGAGCCTCATAAAGTTCCTTGTCTTCGTCAGTCTTTGGATTTTTTAATCTTTCTGCTTCGTACTCGCTCAGGACTTTTGCGTAAAGACCTACATCAAATGAAGTTGCGCGCTTGGCCACAACGTCGAAAGGGTTTAACAGAATATATCTAACAGGTAGTTTGTTAGTTTTTAAAGTTATTCCAAAATTTCTCACCTTAGAAAAATCCTCGACATTGATTTTCCCTTCAATAGTATATAAAAATACATTCCCACTTCGATAGAACTCTCTAAAGAACTGGTCTTTTAAACTCCAGATTTTAATTTTTTTCAACCAAGCGTTAACAAACGCTCTAGACTTTACGGTGCCCCCTTCCAGATACAATGTAGAATTAGCAAAATCAGCCATCATATCAACCGCATTTCTAAAAACAGCTATATTGGCATAAGCCTTCTGAGTTAATTCGATAGCATCCCGAACATTTACGCCATCAAGCCCATATTCGTACGGAAGCATTCCGGCTCTAATATTACTATATTTAAAAAGCTTAGGTGCAATGGCGATATTATTGCGCCGAGTGCCAGTGCTGTTTGTCGGCCCTCCTGAACGAGAATAAGCCACAGACTCATAATTATAAAAAGACTCACCTATTAGCTGGGGCTGATATGCCCCAGTGCTTCCTTGAGCCATATTCTCAAAGGATTTTTGTTGCTGCTCCTTGAACTTATTCCAATAATCGGACCTTTTGGTATATCTCCGTTTTTCAGCCATGTTAAAAATAAATTACACTTAAAGTCATTGAAGTGACTTTGAAAGTTACTTTCTTTACATTATAAACTCTGGAACGAATGTTTCTATAACATGTTCCTGTTGTACATTAAGAGAATCAAAATGGACTTTGGCCATCCAGTTAGCCAAAACCAAAGCCGAATAAGAATCCTTGCGGGCTTTGTCTGGCCCGGTCTGCCGACGCAGATTAGCGGGCAAATCAAAGGTTTGAGTCCCTTGGGAGGTGGTTGTTATCTGAATAAGAGCGCATTCGTTTTTTGTTAATTCTATCATATCTGATTGATGCTCAATAAAATCAATCATTTTTGCTCCCGGGTTTTGGTTGGTCTCCTCTTTTGTGCGTAAAAATTTAATATTCTGTATGGGAATGCTTTTATTTTTTTGTTTGGTATAGGAGTCATCAATGGCGCGGCTAGCGAAATAAAGGCGGCGGTGGTCAAAATTAGCCTGTAATAATTCGTTGGCTTGCCGGATCCAGTGGCTCGTGGGCTTGCGTAACGTTACATATTTGTAATCCTTTTTGTTGTACTGGTTTTTATAAGACTGTAATCCTTTTTGGTATTCTTCGGGCTTGTCCAAGCCCACCTCTATAGTCTGTAGTTTAATATTTTTTTGTTTAAAGGTGTCGCTTTCATTACAGGCCTGCAAAAACTGCACCCCCCCGTTGTAGTCTCCACATACAGAGATTATATTAAAATTTTCCAAACAAAATAAAAAATAATCAATATGATTTTTCAAAGAAGTTCCAGATAATGCGTAACCATGAACCAAGGTGGCTTTTTGCTCTTCGGCATGAAGTTTTAAAATTTGAATTGCAAAATCATCCGAACTTTCAGTTTGCGACCACGACGGATCGAACGCCAAAATATATTCTGAACTTGGGTCTCCTTGAACCTCTACGCAAGGCGACTCTCCGTCAGAAACTGTGCATAGTGCCATTTTACTGGTTTTAAAATACCCCGAACTATCATCCGTGAAAATAGCACCAAACTCTCGTTCGAATTGAGACTGACTCATGGTGGCTTTAGCTTGGTGAAGCAAATTTTGATCATACAGCTGCGGGGGAGCGCAATCGTAACTATATTGCATAACACATCGCGACGCGTTATCTTTTTGCTTTTCGGCTGATATCAAAAACTCAAACTGTTGATAAAGCTTATAAAGATATTCGAACTTATAAGAAGCAGAGGACAAAGCTATAAGCTTGTTGTTAGGCCAAATATGCCTATCCCCTTCTTTCATTTTTTTTTCTTCCATTAAGCGGGTCTCCAGTTTAAAAAGCTCATCTCGTTGTGTTGGGTTTTCAACAACAGATAAAAAGGGAATAATGACCTCGTTATAGATTCTTTCAGGCATCAGAGCAAACTCGTCAATAATGATTCTATGAAAGCGAAACCCACGAAGTTTTTCGCCGTCCCCTAAAGGCAAAGCCCGGATACGACTCGTACCAATCTCCATTAACCATTCGTCATTACTTTTAGAGGTTTTAGTAATGCATTGACGAAAAAATGCAGCCTCTGGTTTATTGGCAATATCCTCTATCTTTTTAAAAATCATTTTAGCTTGACGAAAAGATTTAGACAATATACCAATTTCAACGCCTTGATTCAACACAGCATCTAAAACTGCAAAAATACCCGTTGTAAAAGATTTAGACATTCCTCGGCTCCATACTCCTAAAAAATAGTCCGTTTCAAACATGGACTTGATCGCCATGTGTTGAAAGGGGAAAAGTTTAACCCCTAAAAGAAGATCGGTAGCAAAGGTAACATTATTACGCAAAAACTCATACAAAGCTAGTTTAGCCTCTCTTTCGTCCAAAAAACCCTCTATAGCCAAAAGGTCTTCGTTACTTCTGAGAGAAACGGTTCGTCTTTTTTGATGACCTTCTTGCCAGCTCATTCTTCCCGAGTGTCCCAAAAGTATTGCATATCGGTTTGCCAAATATTTTTACCCACTACCAAAAGTCTTGGAATAAGATATGTTGCATTATCCCTAGTTCCTGTAAATATAAACTGACATACTCGCGGATAATCATGGCAAATATCTTTTATTTGTCTTAACGTATAATCAATGTTAGAGCGCCTATTAAAAATTCTATTTTCTTTTGTAATTTTTTCTACGCTAGACTCAACAACAACAAATAAATAAGCGTCCATTTCTTGAGCTCGAACTATCTCGCGACGAAACCTTTCTATATTATTTTTAGCTAAAGTTCCCTGCAAATCGTTTCCTGATTTCCTATCTACGAAAGTATAACTATAGTGTTCCCCCAACGCGGTGTAATCGCCAATATCTAATTTAAGAGTTTGATTGTTACACGCCGTAAAGCTCAGAGGCTGTTGCTCTCGAGTATCTATCGCAATCTCTAAGTCTTTTGGCAATTCAAAACTAAAAAAATCTTTAGGTAAATTTTTATTGTAGAGAGGCTCACACCCTATCGCTTCGCAAGCGGCATTATAGTTGCCAAATAATTCCTTGTAAATGGAAACGGAAGGCATAAAGGAGTTTTTTGTCTCCAAATGAAAAGGGCCGTATTTTCTTTTCTTTTTAAGTTGCCGCTTTTCGAGTATGGAAAAAGCATATTTTTTCACCTCTTCCCTTGGGTGTTGGTTGCACCACTTAAGCATCTGCTGTTTTGTTGAAAAATCTCTTTCAAAATATTCATCAAACCTTTTGAAGGGAAGCGGCTCGCCTGTAAGTTTATTTTCCCGAGGATGATATTGCGTATAATAAGAAGCTAAATTTAAACCATGTTGCTTGATGTGTTTATGTAAAGAGGCTCGGCTAGTAAATTCTTTTTTACATTCAGCGCAAGGGAAAATTTTGGTGCATATTCTTTCCATTAGATTGCATCCTCTTGGCTAATTCCCATCACGCGAGCTTTCCAGTCTGACATTTTTTCTATTCCGTCAGCTTCTTTTTTTATAACCTTTTTTTGCATTTCGGCCATTTTAATCATAAGTTTACGTTCCTCTTCGTCTTGAAAAAGTTGAACCAATGAAATTACAGAAGCGTTCCGCTGCTCTTGATTGGCCACCCGTTTAGCACGCTCGCCGTTTAGTTTTGCCAACATTTTATCAACACGATTAATACACTGATTGTACTCTTCCGCTTTAGTTTTAAGCATTTCAGTCAACCTCATTGTGAGTTCGTTTTGGCCCTCCGTGTCATCAAACATTAAGTTTAACTTCTGCTTGTGCTGTTCTATTTCTTTTAGATTCACATAGTCCATGCACACATTAACATATAAATTTAATTCGTCTGAAGTTAGATCTGGTTTGTCCCACGTGCTGCGCACATACTCAGACTCAAAAAGCTCGCGACTCTGTTTTGTAATATAAGAGTTTATGACCTGTAAAAACCTAGGTGCGTTTAAAAAGGTAATTAACTTTTCTATACATTTTTTATCCCTCACGTTAAGCCTATTTATTTCAAATTCTGTTGACGCCACCTTATTGAGCTTTTTAATGGCCGTCGTGAGAACATGAGGTGGGGTGTACTTTTCTCCTGCGGCGTCATCTCGTAGGCCAAAAGTAGAAGAAAATTCATTTGAAATATATTCACATAAGGCAATAAATTTTTCAGTCTCCGCGAACCCCTTGCTCTTAGACTCCTTGGGCCATAAAAGTTGCCCTACTTCTAGCTTGGTCATTTCGGGGCAGTAGTGCTGTTTGGCAAAAGACTTTTCAGTGTCAGTTAAAAAGTGTTTGACTACTCTTTTTTTTACTTTAGTTCTATAGCTTAGCCCTTTTTCCACCCAATACCTTCTTAAAGCCCTCCCTCGAACTGTACTGCCTTTTTCATTTGGATCATCGAATAATTTTTTGGTGCATTCGCTTAAATCGCCCTCCAACTCTTCGAATAGTTTTAGGCTTTTTTCCTTTTCTTCTTTTGTTAGAATATACTCTTTCATTCGAAAAATATATCAGTTTCGTCGCATATTTTCTTAGCGATCTTTTTATAAAAATTTTTTAAGTTCTTTATCTGCTTGTAGCCCGCCTTACGTCCTTTTTCGTTACTTTTGTATCCCAGTACCTTCGCTACAACCTCCTCGTCTATGTGGTCAATAAATAACATTTTATAAATTATAAAATGACGATCATTTAGATATTGCCTCATCAACAAGTGCAGGGACTGAACTGCACTTCCTATACTATAATGATCTTCAGGTACCGTATATCTATCAAAATAATTTGTCTCCAAAGGAACTGGTATTTTGATATCGTAAGCCTGTTTGCGTGTTTTTTCCCATTTGGCGTACAGGTCACATTCGTTAGACTGCAATCCCGTAGAAGTAAAAGAACATAAATTAGAAACTTGGCCGTGGCCTTGTTCTTTGGACTGATTGTACTTACAGCTAATACATGGTCGCGCAAAATTAGAATAGTTATTGCGCAATATGTTTTTCAGCTGATTGGAGATAATTTTATTTACCCACGGCTCTATAGGGCGCGACTGGTCCCACTGCTCCCACTTATTATAAATATGAGTTCGAATAATTTGAGATACATCGTCGAAATCTAACCACGCTAAAGCGTGAAGATGCCACTTGTAGTACCGCTTCCTTATTTCATTATCGACAGTCTCAAATTTATCTTCGTAGGTCTGTTTTTTATCCTGCGCCACCGTCGCCAACATCTTTAAACTCTCCTCGGGAGGAGCTACATTCAGCTTGGGATTTTTTAGCGAATTCTTCTTTTGTCATCCTTTGGTATCCTTCGTTGGCTTCGCTAATGTGTTGTATCTCACTAGGGTTGAGAGGGGTTTTTACTAAACTTTCTAGCGTTACTTTCGAGGTAGCCATATCTATCTCATACTCTAATTTGGATAATTGAGGAACTCTTTCGTCGTCATTCTTCCCATCCGCTGCCCTTAGACTAGGTTGAGGCACTGAAGCGTTTGTCATACCAAACGCCGCAAATGTTTCCCCACAGCTTTGACAGAACTTGGGCTTCTTTAAAGTGTAACCATTTTTGGCTCCACACTCGGGACAAAATATACTAGCCATTATTTTATAATTTAGTTTGTTGGGTGATTTTCTAGTTTATTTACAATAAATTTTAAAATCTCACTTCTAAGGATGTCCTCTTTAGTGAACTTAAAAGTATACACTCCTTTTTCCCTAGATGCTTCGTCATCAAATAAATTCATAATAGAAACAAAGCCTGTCTTTCCGTTAATATCGGATTGCATAGGGTCTCCACATATGAAATATTTAGAATTATCACCAATGCGGGTAATCAATGTAACCAGCTCTTTTCTAGTGAAATTTTGAGATTCGTCCGCTATAATAAGTTTGTTTGACCAGCTTGCGCCTCTCAAATAATTGATGGGAGCACATTGAATTATTTTTTCATCTAAAAGCATCTTTATTTGACTTGGCTCCAATAACTCAGAAAGCTT